ATGAAATGCATCATTGTGCATCTTGAGATCTTCCTCGGTATATTCAATCATACCATGATTAACATGCTCTTTTTTATCCTTCGGATCTATGTAAACTTCGTGGTTTAGATCGTGATTTGGTACTTTGGTAGTCATAGTTATTTTTGTGGGTAAAGTCCGTGGGTATCCCTAACAACTTTTAATGCTGTGTATGATGCATTAGGTAAAAATAAATGAGTGAGATCCTTTATAATATATATCCCACTAATCCTATCGTCTGTTACAGGTTCATCATCAGTAGTCTTAGGGAAGAATACCATTATAGCATCACCAGCAACTAGAGTGGTGTTAGTAGGAACTGTCAAAGTCACTTGTGTGTTGAATAGCATACCATATCTTGTAATAGCCTGTGATGTGCTATCGACTTGATCGTAATTAATTGCTGTTGATACACCTACATCCAATGTTCCAACATCATACACTGAACTAATAATTCTAGAAGCCATCATGTTGGCTGGAATGTTTTCTGGATCAGCAACCTTAGGTTCTTCTTCTTCAGGAACTCCTAGAGTTGATGCTGGTTTTTCTTTAAATACGGAATTCTGTGGTTGAGTAAATTCAAAAGTAACTGGATTAAAAAATATTCGGTATGTAGATTTAACACCGCTATGCAAATCAGTAAGAACATCAGAATCCTCTTGAACTGAAAATGCCAAAACCTTTGTAGCATTTTGCAAAGAATCTTCTAATGAAGGATCTACTGATTGAGAATAATAATATTTTTGTAATTTATCTTTTTCCTCTACCGCTTTTTCTATCATATTCTCAACAGATCTAAAATGAAATCCTTTTCTAGTTTGCCAAAAGAAAAATCCAGCACTTCTACTTGTTGCTCCTACAGGAATTGCTTTAGATGCTAACCATAATATAATAGTAAAAGGTTTTCTTAAATTACCAATAAAATTATAAATGTTTTCAGTTTCTTCAAATTTTTCTTGCTTTAAAGGTTCTACTAATTTAACAATCTCAGAAATACTTTTATCTATAGTTTGCCCATAGAATTTTTTAGTTACTCTGCTTTGTTCATTACTAAGAGATTCTCTAGAGACAAGATGTAGAGTAAAAGTCTCAATTCCTTTATCTGATATGACATTAGTTACCTTATTAACATACAAAACATTTTCAAGATGTTCCTCTTGTTCTGCCTCTGCCTCAACAGGAGTCTTTACTTTGTAATATACTCTCTCTCCACCACGAATAGGTAAACCATTATATAATCCCCCACCATCTATAGTATTACCAGTATTAACTACATCTACTTTAGCAGTACACATTGGAGACATTATAGTTTCAAAGTACTGTAATGTAGTAATACCACCAATAAGACTGACAGTTTTATTACCGTCAGCCGAAGTTATAGTAAATTCTTCAAAGATAGAAGCAGCAGTCGGTGATATTGCCATTATGAGAAATGTTTATTAAATTGATTAATTTTCTTTATTGGGTTTTCTGCAACTACAACAACACTAGAACTAGATTCATTATCAACATCAAGTTCCCCAAGATTATTTGGTCCACCAGTATTTATTTCTTTTTTGGGAATGTCAATGGGAACGGTGACAATTCTACCACCAGTTGGTCCTATTAGATTCATCTCATCAGCATACTTCATACCTTTAAGGAATTTTATTGCATCAGCACCCTCAACTTGAATAGCGTCTGTATTAACCTTAAATTTATCATGAAGAAGTACCTCAAGTTGTTGATAATCAAAGTTTTGCGTCGTTGATCTGCTATCGTTTTGATGAAGTGCTAAAAACTCTTCCTTTGCTTCTTCTTTAGAGTATCCATCATATCCAAATCCTGGTGGTGTAAATCTTGCTGTTGCACTAGATTTTCGATATATGTTACTTCTTTTCTTTTTGGTTTTATTTACAACTATCTCTTTGTCAGTATCAGAATTATCTACTTTTTCAACTTCTACAGGAACAATTTTATTGTCTAATTTAATTTCAGATTCATTAGAGTTATTATTAGTATTAAGATCTATCGGTTTGATATCAGTATCTATTTCTTCACTATCACTAAACTCATTAGTCCCAAAGAATTCAGCAGGAGACATAGTATTTCTATCAATTTGATTTTTTAATATTTGCTGATCTTTATTATTCTCATTTTTATTGATCTCATATACTTTATTAACTTCAATTTCATACTGTTTCTCATCTATTTCACCACTATCTCTTTTTTGTTGCAATTCTATTACCTTGTTTTGTCTCACATTAGACACTTCAGTAAATTCTTGATCATTTTTAGGCAATCCTTCAACTGACGCTCTACCTTCTTTTTCAGCCTTCTCTATATCCTTTTTAAGTCTTTCTTGATCTGCATTCCAATCTTTAGATAAAGTTTCAACTGATTTATTCAATTCATCCATCTGTTTTTCAACTTCATCTTTCTCTTCTTCAAATCCAAACTGTTTTTTGATACCAGATATCCAATCTTTAACTGTCTTTATAATGACACTACTAACTGCTTTTACTTTATCAATAATATTATCTACCCATTCTTTAACATTTTTTAACCATCCAACAATTTTTTGTATCTCTTCAATAATTTTTGGTATATTAACAACAAGAAATCCAACTAATAATGCTCCAGCAGCACCAAGTATTCTCTCCATGAAAGATTTACCTGCAGCAGCAACAGCTCCTACCCCCTTTCCTATTAAATTTTTAGGTTTCTTTGCTTCAATTAATTTTTCCGATTCTGCTTTCTTTTTCTTTGTAAACAATCTTCGGAGAAATCCCTCTTTCTTTTTAGTTGCCTTTTTATCTCGTTTAATTTCTTTACCTAAAGCTTTACGGATACCCTGAGTAGTTTCTCTGATAGCAAGAATACCAAACCCAATCTCCGTAATATCTCCTTTAGTAGGCATTAAGGTTGCCATTAATCAAACACCCCATAATTAGATCCAGCTAAATCTCTATAAAAATTATCAGTGTCAGTAATAGCAAAAGAGGGTACCTCTGTACTGGCAGAATAAGAAGAATTAACTAGACTAGTATTGGATTCGTCCTCACTATTGATATCAAATGGAACTACACTTATCTTATCACTGAAATTATCATAATTAGAGAGAGTATTTGCAGTTGTTAATTTTTCATTTGAAAAAGCTGCAGCAGTAGAACTAAGATCTAGATTTTTAGATAGATTGTTAGAGGAAGTAGAATTAAAGTTTTTACCTTCTGGCATCCTTCCTATATCCTCCTTAAGATCTTCATTTAAGGCTCCTAAGTTAGAAAATGTTGAAATAGCTTTCTGCCTTAATCCTGATATATTACCTTCCTTAACTTGAACTGCATCTAGAATCGGACCTGGTTTTACTACTTTACCCCACCAATCAGTGTTATAAAGTAAAGTAGAAGCATTATGTCTTCTTAGGAACATATCCATATAATTTTTACCGTCATTTGACATGCCTTTTCGTGCAGCCTTAACCTCATCCATAAATTGAATCATCTTACTCTTATGACCTTCTTGCGTACTCATTAAACCTGCAATTTTCTCTTGTATTGACTGTGGCAACTCATCCATAGTTCTTTTACCATCCATCAAGGTAGTGATCTCTTTTGCCAACGAATAAAACTTAGACCATTCACCTCTAAAATTAGTAATAAGATCTGGTATCTTGTTAAATAATTTCGTATCTTTGTCACTCATGTTTGCAGCATCCCATTGATCCCAATTACCAGTATTAGACATTCTGAGTCTATTATTATAAGCCAGTAATAACTTTGCTGCGTCATTGCTCATGCTCATAATTCCAAGTTGAGCATCATTTTTCATCTCACCATTATCATTCAGTAACTCTGGATTTGCTTCAAGTAAAGCACCAATTCGTTCTCGTTCATTTATTCGATATTGTTTCATACCAACTTTAGAAATTTCTTCTATTGCTTCTTGGTTGATAGGAGCATAAGATCCAACACCTTCCAAATCAGGACCATATTCACCTTTTAACATTTTATAAAGTTCAGTTCCTGTATACGCTATACCAACAGCAGCAATAATTCCCAACCAAACATAAGGATTACCCAATGCTGCTAAAATACCACTAAACGATCCACCTACTCCAAGACTACCTATCAAACCACCTATTGCAGAAGTAAGAAGTGGTAATCCTACATTTACAGCAAGAAATATTCCTCCAGCAGCGGCCAATACTATTCCAACATCTCTTGCTAATTTTTTAAGGATACTTTTATCTCCGTCCATCCAAGCTTCTATACCCTGTAGACCTTTCATAGCAATCGTACCTATCCCCAATACACCCATTACTTTCAATAACCGTTCAAAAACACCCATTGTAACTTTCTTGATCTTCTCTATTGGTTTAAGTATTGTATTGCTTAAAACCCCCTCAAGGACTTTTTCCATCCCAGATTTTTTCTTTGCATCTTCTTCTTGTTGTTGTTTTTTTATCTCTTCATCATCTTCTGCTTTCTCATTCTTTGCTTGTGCTTTTAATAAATCAGCAATTGCTCCTAGATTTTTATGAATAGCAAAAATATTTTTATTAAGTCCTACAAAACCTTTTGATTTTTCATCCGAAGAATTTCCAGCAAAATCCCTATCAGTAGATGCTCGTTGTCGATCTGTTCTACTAGATTTTGGAAATACTTTCTTGGGATCTACCGCCATTAGCCACTAGCTTGTTGGTTTTTTAGATTTTCTTCTTCAATGTATTGTTGGAGGAGACTAATGTATATATCTCGTTCCCAAGGAATCATGTTTTCGATATCACTCAAACTATATTTATGATGCTGCATCAGGGCGAAATTAATTTTATAATACGCCACGATATCTTGGTGCAACATCGCTAACTGAAAAAAGCTGCTAAACCCTCCAACTTCACTTCACTTTCTACTTTTGTATTAGGATTAGTAATCATAACAGAATGCTGTAGTTTAGGCATAGTATTGAAAAACTTCTCCACCTGCTTAAATGAATTTGATGGTAATGTCTCTACAAACGCAAGCCATTCTTTTTTAGAATGATCCTTTGCAGACCATGTTTCTTCATCTGTAAAGATCATATCTATACAAGAAGCAATAACCTCAAATGATGCAGTTACTTGGTCACTTTCTCCGAAGTTTTGATTAACAAATTCAGAGAGAGACGGATATCTCATCCTGAGAGTCAAATTATCATCTAATTTAATATCTTTATTATGTTCTGGGTTTTCTATAATTCCAATCTCATCAATACTTACTGATATAGCAACTTTAGTTTCACCAACAGACTTACCACGAACATGAAGGAATAGATATTCAATGTCGAATGTGGATAACTTATCTACTCTAATTCCACGAGTATTGATACATGCAGTTAGAACATCTTTAATTGCTCTACCAACTTGATCCATATTATCACTTTCCATTGCCATAACAAGAACTTTTTCTTCTTTGACTAGGAAAGGTCTATATGTAATTTTTTTACCTGACGAAGGAATAACCAGCGTATAGGTTGGGGTAACAATTTTAGGTAATGGCATCAGTATTTCCTCTAAGTACTCCACAGAAGTAAGCAACTGCAGATTTGAACGCATTGCCATCCAGTTCATCAAACATGTACATATTCAAACGAAATGCGTAGTTTGCTTCAGTAACGATAGCAGACACCTGTGATTCTGTCACAGGCAACTTATTTAGTGTGGCACGATATGCGTCTTTAAATTCTTTTTTGTTGTCTATATCAGGGAACTTATAAAAGTCTAGACCACCATCAGTTAACTTTAGAGCTTTCTCTGCAATATTCTTAAGAATCTGTCCACCAGATAGATCTCCAAGATATCTTGTATAATGATGTCCTATAAGAAGTTCTGGTTCGTCATGAGAAACCTCACGAATACGGTTAATGTATTGTTCGCATGCCTTTGAAGGATAAATGTTATCTCTCCAGTCAGCACCAAAAAAGTACTCACAATCCTTTGCTAATGCATCATGACGATAAAGTTCTTTAATATCTAATGATCTAATAACAGGATCTTCTTTTAATCTTCTAACTTCTGATTCTATAGTATGATATATGAAATAATAATTGGCAACAAGTTGTCCATATTTTTCCTTATTTACTACACCACGAAGGAAGGAAGAAACAAACTTAGTATTCTCTGCAGCAGAGTGAGATTGTTTAGTTCCTACTTTTAAATCTTTGGCAAGTCCCATATAATGATAAGCACTACCATATATTATAACACATTTATTGTCCTGTGTAAGGACCGTCTGGATTCCCTGAAGTAGCATCGTTATTTTGATCCCTCTTTATATCGACTTCCACATTCTTTATTTTTGTAGTCTTATCCATACCTACAGCATTACCAGCATGATCTAAGAAATCTTTAGGATAAGGATTGGTTGCCATACCACTATTTTGATTGCTTCTTGTATCCTGTCTTCTAAGATTACCAAAGAAGTATCTATCATAAGCAAATGATACTGATATTTCTAAAATTTGACTTTGATCATAACTAACTGAAACAGGAGTAATGTTGACAGGAAATGCACTGAGGAATGTATATTCTACACTAGCACCATGATTCTTATCAAATTTTTGAAGACGCATTGTATCACATTTATATTCTGCAGGAAACTTCATTCTATGATAAAAAGCTTTTCTACTTCTATTACTATCTGATCCACTTGAAATAAATTCTTGCCATAGTTCAAAGAACTTAATTACTCTATAATCATCATCAACTATGAAAGTAAATGCTGAGTCTGTATATATTCTTGTATGAGCATACTTTTGATTAATACCCATATAGTTACCATTGATCTGAGCTGTAGCATATGCAGTTCCTGGTAACTGTGCATTCTTACACAATAAACCTAAATCTCTAAAAACAAATGAATTATCGATTAGATCATTACTATTCATCTTGATATAGTTCAACAATTGCCAAGGCAATGCTGGAAATGATAACTCGTAATGACTTGTTGTTGCTACTTTTGTAAACAACGGTAAGATGTCGGAAGTTCTTCTTAATCTTGGCGATCCATCTCTTGACACAATAAATACCTAAAGCGGTTATAGTACGATGGCTTATTCAGGTAAGTTCAGACCTATTAATATTGAAAAGTATAGAGGGAACCATCTAAACATTATTTATCGTAGTTTGTGGGAACGCAAATTTATGAAGTATTGTGATAAGAACCCGAACATACTAGAATGGGGTAGTGAAGAGGTAATTATCCCATATCGTAGTCCTTTGGATAATCGTATTCATAGGTATTTTCCAGACTTTTATATTAAAGTTCGTGAGAACACTGGTCAGATTAAAAAGTATATTATAGAGGTTAAACCAAAGAAGCAATGTATAGAACCACAAATTAAAAAGAGAAAAACTAAGGCATATGTCCGTGAAGTATATGAATATGCTAAGAATCAAGCAAAGTGGAAAGCAGCAAAAGAATATTGTCTTGATAGGAGTTTAACTTTTAAAATTTTGACAGAGGATCATTTAGGAGTATGAGTAGATTACAACCTATAATTGATGAGATGAATGGTTTAGAAGAACCAGATGATCTCATGTTAAAAATTACAGAAGCGTTAACAGATATAGAAATTGTTCCTGAACCAGGAAATTTTTATACTTTTATATACAGAGCAAAGACACCCAACATTAGATATGATGAATTTCCTCTAATAGCCTGTACTGAAGTGCAAAGATGGGGATTTAAGGGATTTAATTATCACTGGAGTACCATGAGAAATTATACTTGGGAAGAGGTTTTGGGACAAATGCATCTCGTGCTATCTAGTGAAATTTCAGATGCCAGATCTATACCTTATGCCAAATTTAGAATGTCACTATAAATAAAAAAAATTAAATATATTGACCTTATGCTTTCCACTCAATATCGTTTGAGGTTAGCAGCAATCTGTAAGGATATCGCTGCAGGAACCGATGTTAGTCTAGATGACATGATCTGGGCAGAAAAACTGTCAAAAGCAAATACGAGTGCAAGAGGGATGCTGCAAACAGCAAGGAAAATGGCAACGAATCCAGACGAGTCTTTTCTGAATAACTTGAATATAGGAGACCCCGATTCAAGTAACCACCGCAGGGGTTTCGGAAGTCCAGAAGAAGTGGTGGACTGGTTTCATCAAGAAAGGTCAGAT